CGTGTACCGGGACGGCAGGGTAGAGGTGGCGCTCAATCTGCTGCCCGCCAAGTGGGTCTATGTGCTGGACGGACTGGAAAAATACCGCGCCAAAATTGGGGTCCATGACGCTTCCTCTGTACCGATGTCGGTCAGCAGTCCCTTGAGTTCGGGGTAGGGCATGGAGTAGCGCTGGGAAAGATAGCGCAGCGATGCACCCAATTCTCCGTCTGGGCCTCCATATACCAATTAACCATAAACATGACAGGCTAAAGGACGAGGCGGTAGTGGACGGTCAGGGTGTTGGCGGCTTTGTTCCATGTGATATTTTCGGAAACGCTGCGGACGGCGGCGTTCCTTTCGGCGACGGTGGCGTCGGGCGATTGCAGCGTCTTTACCACGGAACGGAGAGCGGAGCGCAGCAGCTTCGGATCGGCGGCAGCCTTATCCTCTTTCTGCATGGCGGCGATCTGCGCGTCGAGATCGGCGATGCGCTGCTGCACGGCGGCCTTGCTCGCCTTATACTCTTCGACGGTATCGGCGCCGGTGAGATAGGCGTCGCGCAGGCGGTCGAGCATGCGGGCGGCGGAATCGCGGGACGCTTCCAGCGCGGCCATGGCAGACACGCCATTGTCGCCGGAGCGAACCACCTCGAACTCGGGAGAAGAGCCGCGCGCTGCGTCCTGACGGAAACGGGAGAGCAGCGCGTCCTCCAGCACGTCGCGCCGGATCGTCTGCCGAACAAGGCAGGAGCCGTGAATATAATTATTGCAAACCATGTACTCGGGCGTATTCACAACGAGGGAAGCGCCGCAGGCAGCACAATGGACGAGGCCGGAGACCCAATGTTTCTGTGTCCCGGACTGGCGGGAATACTTCGGGTAGAGCAGCTTCTGCTCGTCGATACGGCGCTGGACGGCGTTGAAGGTCTCTTCGTCGATCAGAGGGACGTGCTTGCCGTCGGAAAGGACAACGTTTTCGTTCGCATAGTCGCGGCGGGTGCGACCGGCCGGGTTCCAGCGGAGTTTGCCGATGTAGACAGGGTTACGCAGGATATACTCAATGGTACGGTTCTCGAACTTTCCGCCGCGGTGCGTGCGCTGGCCGCAGCTGTTCAGCCAGCGGGCAAGGGGGAAGAAACCTTCGCCCGCGAGATAGCGGCGGAAGATCTCCCGCACATAGTCGTCCTCGGGCGGCTTCGGCACGTACACATGATCCTTGAGACCGTAGCCATACGGCGGAGCGCACTGCACCTCGCCGCGACGGTGCTTCTCTTCCATACCGCGCTTGACTTCCTGGGCGAGGTTGATGCTGTAGTATTCGTCCATCGCCTCGATGAGCGCCTCGGTGATGAGGCCCATGCCGCCCTCGGCCACCGGCTCGGAGATCGAGATGACATCAATGCCGAGCTGTTTGCGCAGGATCGACTTATACATGACCGCATCGTCACGGTTGCGGGCGAAGCGTGAAAACTTCCAAAGCAGGATCGCGTCAAAGGGCTTGGGCTTCGACTTGGCGACGCCGATCATGCGGCGGAATTCGTCGCGCTTTTTCACGCCGCGGCCGGAAATGCCCTCGTCCATGAAGACGAATTCATCCGGCACGATATAGCCGTTGCGCGCGGCCCATTTGCGGATCTCGACGAGCTGCGAGGCGGGGGAGAGCTCCACCTGCTCATCGGTAGAGACGCGGATATAAGCCGCGGCGATGCGAAGATCAATAGTTGTCATTACAATAACCTTTCATATGAAAATGCAGCCTGCCGCACATGCGGAGGCTGCATTTTTATCAATTGGCGGAACCATCAAAAATCGCGCCCAGCTTTTCGGCGAGCGCCTTTGCGACAGGGGCAGGCAGGACAAATGCGCCAACGCATTCATCCGATACGGTCATATCGCCGTTATCCGAATAAGCCGGGGCATTCTGCGTCAGGTGCAGGACCGCTTCTGTTTTTTCATCGTTAAGTGCGATGCGAAAGCCATTTGCGTAAACAACCATTATGCTATCCCTCACATTTCCTTAAATTCGTCAAACTCGGTATAACCGCTGGATTCGCTGTAGCTCTGCGCCGACCAATTCTTTTTTTGAGAAAGGCAGACAACTTTTCCCTTCGAAAGATAAGGTACTTTGGCGGGGGTCGGCCTGATGGGCGACTGCATTTCAAGACCGAGCTTTGAAGCGATGTTTACCAGCGTCTCTAACGTAAAATTCGTTTCGCCATGTTCCCAACGAGAAACAAGACCCTGCGATACGCCCATAAACTCTGCAAATTGCTTCTGGCTCATCCCCATCTCACGGCGCTTCATCACGATCTCTGCGCCAATCATTCCGCAAAGGACAGAATATTGAAGATCTTCGGCAGAAGCGTCGGGCAGAATGGAATTAACAAAAGAGTTAAACTCTGAATTGCTCATTCTCAAAAAGTCTCCTTTCATGGTCAAGTCTTTCTTTGGCGGCAGGAATGTAAGGAGTGTAGTCAGAGGTTCGCTTACCGGCACGCTCAAAGAAAGTTGTTAATAGGACCGGCGTATGATCCGGCAGAAAGGAATACAATATGCGAAGGTTGAAATCCCGACCGTCCAGATGCATGCTGTAAAGCTCGCCTTCGGCGTGCTTCAACCGCTCAAAGCCGGGGAACTGGATCGCATTCTGACCCTGCGCGGCAAGAATACGGAGCTGCACGATCAATAGGGCAAAAAAGGAACGCTCGTATCCGCTCCTGGCTATGATGTCTACAATATCGCCAAAAAGGTTTGCATGACATCGAAACGTCCCGAGATATTCCTCCAAATACGATAGAATGCTATCTCTGTTCATGAGTATATCCTTCCTGTGTATAAAATATTACACAAAAGTAATAAAGTCAAGAGAAACGGAAAATTATTTTCGACAGAAGTCAACGTGAATCACGCGCCCGACTTTGCGGTAGGGGCGGGGGATAGACGGTATTCTTCCCGAGAATTGGCAAATTCCGCTTGCTGTAAAATGTAGCGCTGCCCGTCAGGGTTCACACCGCGATAGAGGGTAAGGAGCTCGTTCTCCTTCGGGGAAAGACTGTCGGCCTTCGGGTCGGCGGTTTTTTCTGTCTCATCATACCCGAGCAGATACGCCGGAGACGTGCGGAGCGCAACGGCGAGTTTCGCGATCTTGTCTCTGCGCATATTAGCGATGTCTCCGGTCTCCCATTTGCGGACAGTGCTTTTACCGACGCCGACAATATTGCCGACTTCCTCTAAAGTCAGGCCGAGCTCTTCTCGGCGCTGCTTGATTTTATCTTTCATTTCCATAGGGTATCACCTCACTTTTCGATGATGATAACATAAAGGTGTCATTTATGCAACATAAAAGTATCGCAAAAGACAAAAATAATCCTTGACATTCGAAAATGGTATGATAATATAGTGTCGTAAAGGACACTTGCAAAGGAGGTGAACATCGTGAACTCGAAGGCATTGTACGACGCTATGAAGGCAAAGGGAATCCAGGTCGGGAAAATGTGCGAGCTTTTGAACATGAGCAGAAGCGCATTTTATAGAAAGACAAGAGGTAAATCCGAATTTACGCTGGGCGAGATCCAGAAAATTTGCGAGGTGCTGAACCTGTCTTCGCCGATCGGGATTTTTTTTGCTCAAGTAGTGTCCTAAAAGACACTTGTAGGCAAAAGAAAACCGCTGCGGAACCAGCGCAACGGTTTTCTGCGGTGTTAGCCCTTACATTGCGGAAAGCTCATCCGCAAGTGTGCGAATGAATCCGGCAATGTCTCTCGCGCCTTCGCCATCGGGCTGAATAGCCGTGCAGGCAGGACTGGCAAGAACGACTTTCACAACCTCGATAGCGTGCTCTAATGCCTGATCTCTTGTATACGTCATTATCTCACCTTCTTTCACAATGGATATGGCGGGGGGGGCGATGAGCAGCAGCATATTCGGCGGGATATTATTTATTTTATCAAAAATTTGTCTTTTTTGCAACACAAATAGCGAAGAGGTGAGAAAAGTGCCAATTCACTCAAAGAAGATCAAGGAAAGAATTAAAGAATTAAGGTTGACGCAGGGCGATGCAGCAAAAGCGCTTGGCCTTGCACAGCCAACAGTAAATCAAAAAATCAACAACGTCCGTTCCATGTCAGTTGACGAGGCAGAAAAACTCGCGAGACTGCTCAAAATTAGAGATCAGGATTTCTGCATCTATTTTTGCATGAGATTGGAGGAGGCAGACCGGTATGAATAAGATTAAAAAAATAGAGCTGCGGCAGTTAGCGGTGAGAAACCCTATCGCGGCGGAACTGGCAAAAGCCATGGTCGAAACCGCCGCAAAGGTGGGTGCCAATGCAAATGAGCTGGATATCGCATGCGAGCTGGCGCGGGAAGTATACCGAGACGCGCGCGATAACTCGGCGGAACGGCTCAGCGGGTACAAGCACAAAGCGCTTGCGATTCTGGACGAGATCACGTGAAAGGAGCAATTCATGGAATGCTGGAAATTTGATTGTTTAGAGCTGCCCGCTGTGCCGGGCGGATATCGCGCAGGCTTGACAAGCGGCATCGCAAAATATCTCGGCATTGCTTTTGACCGCGCCGGAAATGCGCGAGAACGAGCAATGCAGCAGTACCCGCAAGCATTCTGCCGTCTTGTGCGCGCATGCGCCAATGAAGCCCGCGCCATGATGCGCGAGGGCGTGGCGCCGTTCGACGAAGCGAAGGACGAGCGCGAAATGAAGAATCCGCAACTTTGGGCGCATGCGACGGTCTCAATCAATATGAGCGGCAATATTGAAGCGCATTGCTTTCAGCTCTCGAAAACAGAGGCGCAGCGGCTAATTGCAGAGTTATCAAAAAAGCGCGGCGGCCAGGAGAACGCCTGAAAGGAGCGTGAACATGACGCTAAAAGACCTTTTGGAAAGAATTGAGATCCGAGATCACACCAGTGAAGAGTGTTATCCGGACGGCAACGGAGGGCGCGACCATTATACGTTAACCATGCATATTCACGGGCACGGAAAGCCGCTCAACGCCGAGGTCGATGAGATATGGATCGACCGAGGGATGATGTTTGTCGATTTGAACGGCGAGAGCGACAAACGCTATCAGACGCGGTAAGGGGAAAGGAGAGGTGAAGGTCATGGGCGATAAAAATATCCCGCCCGATGTGCAGATCGAGCGGGATGCCGTAACGATCCGGTGCGGAGAGCGCGAGACCGTAGCGACAAAAGACGGAATCAGGATTAGGGCGCGGAGTAAGATCCGTCCTGATTCCGTTCCAATGGACGTCGAATAAACCGTTGTGCGTTTAGCCTCCTGCTCCACCGTGAATTCGAGACCATCCGGGTATGTGAGGCGCATGACAATTTTGCTGGCAGTCTGAGAGATCAGCTCTTTCTTGACCAGTGAAAAATCAGTGAGATTTGGCGTTCTGATGTTCATATCAGTGCCATCAAAAATGTAGGTATACACAAAATCACCCCCTTTCGCCGCCAGTATAGCACGGCGGCGGGGCGGTGGCAAGCGGACATGCCGCGGCGGCATACATTTGAGGGAAAGGAGCGTGCGGGCATGGGGAAGCGGAAACAGGAGCCGATCATCGTAAAGGCCTACGTCAAGACGGCGGACGGCGGCGAGGTGGACGTGGACACGCTCAGCGACGAGCAGCGCGAGAAGCTGGGCACATGGCTGCGCGTGACCTACCTGAACGAGCTGTGCCGCGGAAAGACAAAATTCCACGTGAAACAATAAGAGGCAAGGGAAACACCTTTGCAGAAAGAGAGGGAAAAAATGCAAAAGAGGGACCGACGCACAAGA